ACATCGAATAAAGCAGAGAATCAACAATCGATGATTTACCAGAAAAATTCTTTCCAAAAATACCAACGATACCCTCAAGCTTTGAAAAGTCTATGCTATTGCCTTCTCCATAATTAAAGAGGTGGTCCCACTCTAGTGTCTTAAGACTCCAGCTTACATTCCGATAAGTATCTTCTCCGCGCTCGATAGTCGTATTGTATTTCATGTTAAGATCAAGAATGCGTTTCATGACTTCATCAGAAACCTGAAAGTCTTTTAGGTATTCTCTTATTAGAGTTTCTTGTGTCTTTACATCTCGAAGGTCTTTCTTTTCTAGACCCTCTGCAGACTCTACTGTGATCTTTTGACTTGCTGCACGATTAAGATACGTGACTGATTCTGGATCATACTTGTACTTTATCGCACCTACAGCCTTTCTCATCTTGTCTAATGATATGTTGCTGTCTGATACGATTCTCAAACGTGCGCCATTTGGAGGATTTAGGTTCTTTGGTAAGTTGCCCTTTTTTGTCAGAGGAATAGTAATAAACGGCTTTGGATTGTCAAAAGCGATATGCTCAACAGTGAAGTCATCTTTACTATCAATATTCCAAAGCAAGTATCCTTTATCTAAAGACTCGCCAAAGTTCTGCTGCACCGTAGAGCCAGCATACCAGATTCTCTTTTCTGCATCCAAGTACTGCGTCTTGTGAATATCTCCGAGAAAGGCGAAATCAAAATTATCAAAGATACTAACATCATGATCGCCTCCGAGTGTCCAGTTCAGATCTGTTTTTGATTTGTCGATTGCGCCATGATAAAGTGCAATATTGACCACGTCTGTGTTCGTGGGCTGGACCCAATTGTCTTCGTCGAAGACAGACAGAACATTCAAGCAAAACTTTTCGTCGATCTTTACTTCTCCAGCATCTTTAATCAGATGCAGACTAGGAGAGTTTATTGCTTTGGCGATTGGAGTCAAAGCATCCTGGCGGTTACTATTTCTTAGATTTCCGTCGTGATTACCAAGAATCACGTACGTAGGTGCGATGGCGCTAAGATTTTCAAAGAATTCCCGACACATATCAACAAACTCTGGTGAGATTTGTGTTTTTGTGTGTGCGATATCTCCGCAGTGGACAATATAATCCACCTCGTTTTCTCTTAGCGACTCATAGAGTTGCCGGAAAACTTCTTTATACTCAAAGTGATATTTAAGATTTCGAATGTGGGTATCCGCAATATGTGCGAACTTCATGTGACCTCCAAATTTACCTACTATACATTATAGTGCAATTTGTAGTTGGGGTCAAGCTTTTTCTTTATTTAGGAATTGGATAAAATTTGTCAAGAAAACCTGTCTGTCGTTAGCAGAAAGGGTCTTGAATTCGTTGATGAGTTGTTCTGCCATCTCGCGGCCCTTTGTTGCATCCTGACCAGAGGACATTCTATTGACCTCTTCTTTGATGATTTCTTTTAGTCTACCTTTGGTGATTTCCATTTCGTAAGTCTCCCTAAAATTCCAGACACTGATATAAGTAGTGTGTAGAATCAATAATGGTAGCATCTTTCTTTCTCTGTAGGAACTCCTGTTTTGTCATGCTGCCTACATCTTCGAAAGGATTTACGTCTACCTTATATACCTTTATATCATATTCTAGCAAAGAATTAATGATATTTTGTTCTTTATCTTTCGCATCTGGATCAAGAGCAACATAGACAGTTGACTTCTTTCTAATTATCTTTTGAAATAGCTTTGATGTTTCTTTCAATACTGAACCAAGTATCGGAATGGCATTTCCTGCGACGATAGCATCGAACGCACCTTCCACCAAAACTATTGGCTCTTCCCAATCAACATACAGGTCATTAAATATGATGTCTCTGCTGACTGGAGGATTTTTATATTTTGGATACTGATTGCCATAACCTCTTGCTATAAAGTAGTTCAAGTCCCCACTGTCGTCGAAAGATGGAATACATATTCTGCCCGCATATTCTCCGTCATCACAAAACCCTATCTTCCACCTTAGTACGTCATCCCTGGAGATATTACGACTTTTAAGATAAATGTTTGCATGCCTTGCTGAAAAGCCTTTGCTCCTGCCTGTCAATGTCTTGAATGATTCTGGTAATGTGACTCTTGTTTCTGGTGTCTCTTCTTTTGTTTCGAACAAATTATCAAATGTTGTGATATCAACAGACCCGTCAAGATCCATCCATTTTGTATATTCGGAATATGGGCCGTACCTTTTTACAAGACTTCCCAACTTTAAACCAGAGTAATCACAAATCCAACACTTGAATACGCCTTTGTCAAGATTTACAGATAGTTTTCTTTTTCCGTGATTGCACTTTGGGCAACTGAATAAATATTCTTGCCCTGAGCGGTAGTATCGCCCCAGCACTTCACCTAAGATTTCGAGCTTTTCTCTTTCCATTCGTTGAGTCCTGCTTTCGCGATAACCCAACTATCTGCCCGGTCAGCTTCGCCAGGTCGTGGATTACCAAATTTAGTATATTCTACACCAAAATCAGGTACTGTGTCAAGTACAAACTCTATAACTTTTTCTTTTGCTTTTGTTCCCTTTGGAACCTTGATCCCGCAAAGCTTTCTTGCTTCTGAGGCTGTTAGGTATTTTGGCTTTACGCCAAACTGCTGAAAGACTAGCCACGAAACGATGCCATTAAAGTTTTGCAATATTGACATTGTCTTTGCACTTGACCCCCCAGAGTTAAAAAACATAAACGGCTTCTCTATGTAAACTTCTTTTATGTCGTGTTTTAAACACACATCTAAAAGATTGCTCTTCATCGCTTCTGCTTTATCTATTACGTCCTTGTAGTTCTTTTTATTTCGGAGATCCCATGCTTGACAAAGAACGATGTTTCCTTTCTTATCTAAGATTGTTGCTCCGGTTATGCTTGTTGATACGTCTAAGCCTAAAATCATCTAAACTTGGTGTAGACGTATTGCATATAGGTAACCAATATCGCCTCCTTTCTGTGTGGGTCCTTTTCCCTGTGCCATTGCCATGCTGTTGTATCTTTCATTTGCTTTATTTGATTGTTTATGTTTTTGATTGTCCTTTTCAACATCTCTATCTGGCCTTGCTCAGGCTCTGGAACTTCTATTCCCAATTCTCTTGCAACGTCATATAGGCCTAGAAAGTCGTTCTTCTCAATTGCAGTCTTGGCATCTTTGAATAATGTTTCCTTTTCGTTGACTACCTCTTCTGGCAATCCTACCATCTTATCTGGGTGAGACTTTACTGCTATTGCTCTATATATCTTCTTGACACTTTCCGATTGTGTTTCTTTTTTAATTGGCTCTGGGTCGGGAATCTCTGGTTCAGGTTCTGGTTCCTTGTTGTTTTGCTCTTTTGCTTTTTGAGCTGCCTTACTCACATTTGATTTCTTTTTCTCTGGATCTTCCATTGCCCCTTCTAGAATTTCTCTTTCGTGAGCTGGACAAGTTTTACAGATCTCGTGATAGGCCTTTGCAAACTTAAACTGGGCTTCTTCAAAGGTTTTTTCGTCCATCGCCAGTTGCGCTTTGAGATACCGCGCTTGAAGAATTTTTAGTTTAAAAATTTCTCTTTCTTTTTCTGACATTTTAAAAGTCTAGTTTCATCTTGAATGTATAGTCTCTTTCTTCTGTCTTTCTGACTGGGTTTGCCAGTTTTGCAATTGCTATAAGATTCTTGTTTTCATCATATATACCAATTTTAGAAATGTAAGTTTGCTTAGTAAAGGAGCCTGTGGGGTCTATGTATGGACTATGTTCTAGTATCTTAATTTCCGCTTCGTCAAATTCCTTAAAGTCATAGCTAGAAGTTACTGATACTAATTCTTGCCCTTTCTTTAGAAAGGTTGGGTTTGTAGAGTTGTTCATCATACCTTTTGGTGCATGAGCCATCATGGTGACTGTTGGAACATAATTTACACCCTCAAAGTCTACAACAAACGCGGACGCTGTAACAGCGCCTTGAGCGGTAGCATCAAAGGCACCGACGCCAAAGTCGGTCCATTTTGGACTAGACTGCGTGTCACCAACATACTTATCTGTGAAGTTTCCGTTTATTGACCACGCGCCGGTCAGTGCAAAGAACCCCTCATTATACAGGACAACGCCGCCGACTTTACCATCATTCGTTGCTGCGTTATATGTACCGGAAACCTGAACGAGTTCTCCGTTTCTCTTTGTGTCTCTGAGTTCTGCTGCCAGGGTTCCTGTTATATAAAACTTTAGCGATACAGAACCTTTCTTTATCGAAGATCCATAAAAGATTGAAGGAACCTCGATCAAGCTCATCTCGTCTTCGCCCTTATTCCAGCTGATGGATCTATTAGTAGACGCAGAGTTAAAAGCATAGTGTTCGCTTAAGTGTGTGTATTTATCAAAAGTGTTTCTTAGTGCTAATATAAACTTCTTGTTATCTGTGGCTTTTTTGTAGCGACCATTGTCTTCAATAATGTCTACAATAGGATCGCCTGTTGTTTTAAATCTGGTTCTGGTTATACTGGCAGTATGAGGATACTGTCCCTTTATAAGATCTCCTTCTACATAAAGATCTTGATCATCAAACTCTTTAGTGCTGATTGACTTCCATGCGGTTCGGGATCCCTCTTTTGTCACAAAGGGATAGATGGTGCCACCCTCGGGAGGGTTACCAGAAGTATCAATAACTCTATCGACGTTCAACTCATAGAGACTTAAGAACCCTTGTGTTGTGGCATTTACATTGTTGAAATTTGCTTGTGAATTTTTAAAGCCGTTAATATAAACTTTACCATCAAAAATTACAAAGTTCTGCTGAGGAAAGGTCTTTATCCTATTGTAAAGAAGGTCCTCTGGTTTGAATTTATAATATGGCATAGCACTTCTTAGTAATCCAATCTAACTCTTAGCGTCAACTCGTTTGTTGGATCCTTACGAAGCGGCTCAGAAAGCTTGGCTGCAGCCAAAAGCTCATTGTCCGGAGAGTACAATCCAACAGAAGTTATATAACTAACTGGCATATCGCTTGGCACGTTCTTTACTCTGATCTGGCTTTCCGTCAGGTAAGTTGGGTTTGCGCTGTAGTTAAACTCATTGTGGTGCGCTCTGCAGAAGTAAACAGTGGAGTTCAACTCTGTTGTGTTGTTAAATGAAACATTTAGCAATCTATGTCGGAGCGAATCACAAGCTGTCTGAATCGAAGATCCTGTAAACAAACTATAAACATCCGACTGCTCTAGGGCAGAGATGTCGTTTCCTGCGGCGTCGACAATCTGCTTGTGCATCATGCAACTTGCAGAATTCAGTATACCACCTGTCAAGTGATAAACCACAGCTGGCGATGTTGAAGCAGTAACCTGACGTACACCTGCAGGTCCGCCGCCATCGTGATTAGCGCGGGCAAACGCCCTAGCATCCAACACTACAATACCAGCCTGATAAAAAATAAGTCCGATGTTTCCTGGCAAAGTTGGGTGATTAGAGCCGGTTGTCAATCCGTGTGCAATAGGGGCCGTTATCGCGTTTGAAGTTCCGCCCGAAGAAGCCGACAAGATTCCATACTCACCAGCTGGGGAGTTGATCCTGTACTCATTTTCTGCTCCTGTGTCTTTTATTACGATTGTTCTTCCTGTATACTTTCTCAAGTCACCAGTAGTCTCGGCAGGAGCGTCTGGCGTACCGTAATGAGGCGATACTCCCAACTTCATGGTAAAGGAGCCCTTCTTAATTTCGTCTTTTGTCAAGAGTCTAGAAAAGTTAATGAAGAAAGCTTCGTGGATCTTGCCAGTAGCTGGGTTGCCTGTGACGTCGCCGTCTTGGTCGAAGGCCCGGATGTTTCCGTCCTTGTCATGACCCATAAGCACCTGCGCCATCTGGTTGTAAATCTGGATTTTCTTTTCCTGATCTTTTCTTGCTACCTGCTTTGTATTTCCAGACAAAACAGATCCGGTAGAATAACCAGCAGAGATATCAAAAATATGGTTGGCCGACGAACTCAAGTAAGGATAATCAAAAACAGACTGAAACATCTTGTGTGAATAGTTTTTGATGTTTAGTTCTGTTGCGATGCTTCCATCTCTATTGTACGTTCCCGATACAATGGCACCAGTAATTGGTATTGCCTCGTGAAGTAGTGTCTTTGTTGTTACGATGTCGCTGTTGAGAAATGTCTTAAACGTTGTGGCCATTTTATAATCCTTTTATTACTCTACTGTAGTTTTCTTTACGTATCGGATAGGTATATCTATCGAATAACCTGTTGTTGCAGCGGTGACTCTTACAAAAGTGTCAATATAGTAATATGATTTACCATTCTTAAAACCGTCAACCGGTGTGTTATCTGCTGTTTGAGTAAACGTGCTGCCAAGTTTTTCAAACAAATAAGTCGAAGTAGCCAAGTTTAGACTCGGACGAATGCGGAACTGTAGCATTCTACCTCTTGGACCACGAATTCTATGATTCGTTGTGCCGCCTTCGCCACCTTCACGAGCGTTTTCTTCACCGCGAAAAGTATCCCATCGCTCACGAATCAATCCTCCTGCAGCCTGTCCAGAATTTGCACTAACAAAGTAACTAGCCACCTGATCATCATCTATAAAAGATGCAGGAACCGCGCCAGGTGTGCCTGACGGCGTTACTAAGGTACCTAGTCTGTCGTCCATTTCTATAATAAACTGAGTTTCCTGAAGGTTTGCAGGAACGTCCAAAGATGGTGGCACCTTTAGTGTGTCGAGACCGGTCTCAACCAATATATAGTTGACTCCTCCTCCGGAGGCCTGGCCAAGAATAATTCCCTTTCCGGATGTGTCGGGCTTAACCAGCGAGGTCTGAGTATCCTCTGTGTTCTTGTCAACCGTAACGAGGTACGTGCCGATGTTTCCAAGCTTTGTGTTCGCGGCCTTTTCTGACTCCCCTTGATATCCACCATCAGCCAATTTCATTATTGGCAAGTGAAGCAAGTTTGTGTTTGTGATTGTCATAAGCTTTGACTTCATGAGGGATGTGTTGTTGGTGAAGGCCTCTAAGACTGGCGTCTTTAGAATTTCTAGATCATAATAGGCAGAGCCACTTGGGTGGTTCCTGTTGAAGAGAGAGTAGTCTATCTCATCGTCCCCAAGTGCAAATTTCGTTATTTTGAAATCTCCCCTTGCCATCCGGAATCTGCCAGTGTCTGTCAGAACCGCGTCTAAAATAATGTCCCCGGAATTATCAAGAAAAGCCATGTTTTCACTCCTTACTAATTTACTAACTAATTAGGATATTATTCAAAGAAATCCTAACATTTATCGTTATTCTGTACAGTATTTTGTACTTCTTCCGCAATTGTAGCATGTTTTTTGACAAATTTAAAATTTAGATCAATTTGTTTGCCAGTCGATTTTGAAGTTATTCTAAATTTAAACTTCTTGCCCCACACAGGATATCTAGAGTTGCCAACCTTCTTATCCACTTCCCAGTCAGAAAACATCCCCGTTGTTGGAAGGTCTATAATCCTCTGAATGAAAGATGGTTGTATCTGTATCGTTTTGCTAAAGCTTTCTGTTCTTTGTTTGACGGGCTCCTTAAATCGGAACAGGTCCATCTTCATATAAACAGTTTCTGAATTTTTTATCATCTCAACCTGATATATGTGCGTTGGATTAGACACATGTCCGTGCTGATCTTCTGATCTAAAAGTATAGTAGTACTTTTTATTTGGCACTATGCTATCTTCAAAGGTGGCGTTTGTCGCCTCTGAAACGATTCTTTCTATCTTTTCATCGTAAAAATCTTGCCAAGATGTTGGTTCATCTTCAATGCGGAAGACTTCAAATATTTTTGTTTGATCATCGTTCTTGAAGTGCACCACCTCTTCTGGATTAGCTACGCCTCCAGGGGGCAACCAAGATTCGGGATCAAACGTCGCTCTCTGATTTATTGCTACGTTTGCGAACTGCTCGTTATCATCCTCTTCAAGAATTATTGGTGGAGCGTAAAGCTGTCCTGTGCCGCTGTTCAGGTAAAACAGAACGCGGGTAGCGTCACCCTTGAATGGAATTACGTTAACGTCTGGCGGCATCGGTGGACGATCTAGAATCACAACCTCCCTATCTACCATTGGAACTTCCATGATTCTTACGTTGGGGGTGTGTATGACTCCAAAAAACATTGATGCAGGTACCCGCTGGGGGAACTCTGTCTCTCTAAAGAAGCGTTGAACTGAACCTCCAGACATGCAATCAACGTATGCGTATTCTGTGCCTACAGTTATGATTGTCTTGTATACTTTGTAATTGTATCTTTTGCCATACTTTACCTGACTATCAACATATCTTAACATGTCCACTTCTTTATCTGTCCCAAAATAAAAGTTTTGTGGGAACATCCCATCGCCTGTCTTTTCTACCCTGTATGCAAGAGTTTCTGAATAAGCAGGAACACCAGACAAGACTTGTTTAAAGTCGCTTCTGTATTTCCTCTCTATTATGCTCCTTATTCTTGCCTTTATAGCCTCATAGGTAAAAACGTAAGTTTTTTTATCTCCTCTACTATCGCTGTGAATAAACTCTTTATCTCTCCGGAAGTCCAACGCATCCTTGAGCCACTTAAGCCAATGGTCCAGTTCTATGTACTTGATCTCTTCCTGTAGTGTATCGCCCACAGAAAAGTTGGTGGCACCAACGTTGAACGTGATGCCGTCCTCAGTGGTGTCACCACGCGCTGACATTTGCTCCACTGTCTCTGCTGACAAGGTTTTTACTAAGAATTCGCGGTCAGCGATATCTCTTCTTCTGGGCTGGCGGCCTCTCTTCAACGATCGCCACATCTTCTTGGTTATAGGCTGATATTTGAGGCTTAACGTCTCGGGATCGTTTGCAGCTGCAAAGGGTTGAAGGATGTCATTTACTGCTGACATATACGGCCCAAGCTTCATTGCGCCTGCAAAGAACGTCGCTGCGTCCAGATTGCGCTGAGCGGGATGATCACTAAATTCTATTTCTGCGTGCATCGGAAACAGACGCCTGTCTTCATATACTTTTTGGAATTCTGGAAGGTTTGTTTTTGTGTAAATTTCCCAGTCTTTTTTGCGATTTGGAAAAAGCGCATAATCGAAAATACCATATTCTTCAAAGGCTTTTCTTTTAATAAGCTCGTCTCTCTCATCGGCGCGTAAAGCCGCTACCACACTCCCTCTTCTATACTCTTCTTCAGACTTGGCAAAGCGTGAAGGACTAAAGTTTTCTGGGCGCATTCTATAAAAATTTGGTAACCTCTTCTCACTGTACAATGGAGAAATCAAATCTTCATATACACAATCATAAAAATTATAATGAGCATCGATATCAAAAAACGAACCAGCTCTTGTGCCTGCTTGATTAGCTTCTTCTCTTGTCAAAAAAGCAGGAACATACGTAACATGATCAAAAAATGTTTGCTCACCAGTAGTGGGTGGCCTGTAACTCATATCAAACCAAGGAAGCTGGCCCTCAGGGCCCTCTTCTAGTATCTCATATGTGGCATCTGGCCCAAAGAAAGGGATTACAGGGAACATGTTTTTTGAATAAGTCGCTTGACTCCAATTGGGCCACTCAAGCTCCGACCCACCTCCGAAGGTTTTTAAAGATGGCGGAGGGCTAGCTCGATTTGCTTCTCTGCGACGAACCGTGAGCAGCGAGCGCTGCAGGCCGCGCCACTCGATCGCCGTTTGGTACGTATGCCCACTCAGGCCATACATATAGTTTCTCCAGTTCCATCCTCGAAAAAATATTTGACCACCTTGTCGGCGCTCTTCTGCTTCGCCTACAGTTTCTCGCCCTTCGTCGAATTCTTCTTTTGGAGTGTCATCATCTTCAAAAAAACCCATGCCTCCTTCGTTTTGGCCAGGAGGAGCAGGAGCACCAGCTGCAAAGGGATTGGCCGGGTCGTTTCCGTAAGGGCCTGCGGGGGCGGGAGCAGCTTCCTCTGCTTCCGGTTCGGGCTCTTCGGCGTTGGCGGCGACCATCGCGGCGATGCGCGCGGAGGCCTCTGCAGCCTGCACCATCAGTGGATGGGGAGGAAATACTATTTTCATAGACTCTTCATAAATTGGAAGATCTAATTCTAGATTCTTCATCCCATATTGTGAGCGAATTACATTTCCGTACCTCCAGTCAGAAGGGTCTACGACCCTTCCTGTGTCCAATTCTTCTTGAGTCACTTCTGCCAAAAAGCACTTGTCTTTTCCTAACTCATCTGTAGGGTTGTGGAATGCTAACAAGCCTGAAGGGCCGTCTGGTCTTCTATTTTCCAAAAACTGTGCCAAGCCATTAGTCGGGCCGTTTCCGTGAGCAAGGTTCATCCAATACTTTCCTGTTGCAAACCTAAACGTATCCCGCATCATTCGTTGAGATGGAGCGGGAATATTAGGTGGATATGCGTAGTCAACTCTTGGATCTTGATTTTGAGGGTACACAAATACAGTGTTTGAAATAGGGTTCCCTGCCAAATTCTCTGAGTCAAAAATCCACTTGTTGTTACCCGCAGAAAAATTAAAATCATATTTTTCTAACTGACTAAAGTCCGGTCTTGGTTCTGCTTGATAGGGCGGAACTGCCTCTACTCTGACTTCTTCGACTTCTGGTTCTGCTTCATATCTTTCTTGACCTTCCTCGATGGCATCACTGGCTTCTTCGTTGACCACGTCAGAAACGTTATCGGAATCCATGAATCCGCCCGGTGCCACGCCCGGGAAACCTCCG